ATTCAACTACATTCTTTGGAATCTGATTCAACAGACATCTTGCATCTGAATTTAACCAATCACGGTAAGTCCAATCTGAAGGTTTGTTGAATAAAAAGATTTTTGGCTCTTCTGTGTTAAAGCATCCATTGGAAAAGTTAGTCTTGTTCCAATCACCGCTGTTGCAATCACCACTGTTGCGATTACCACTGTTCCAATCACCGCTGTTCCAATCACCACTGTTGCGATTACCACTGTTCCAATCACCACTGTTGCGATTACCACTGTTCCAATCACCGCTGTTCCAATCACCACTGTTGCAAAGTCCTGCATTTCCTTTTCCAAAGTTGACCATTCTTAAAACATCTTCCCAACTGATTTCTTCAACAATCTGAATTTTGTTGGTGCAACATTTGCTATCATCTGATTCTTCATCAATTTCACCCAATGCAATGACCTTTGCAACTTTGTTGTTAGGATTGAATGGATAATAATTGAAGCAGTCCTTTAATTCCTTGCAGAAATGAAATCCTCTGTTGCAACAAGAAGGTGTGGCATCTTCTTCAAATGTCTTTCCTACTTCATATTGAAATCCCCTGCATGTCCAATTAGGCTCAAAAACTTTATAACCTTCCATAATGTTCTCCTTTCTGTGACACAGTAATTCCTGTGTGTTCTGTGAATTTTTGAGGACTAATGTAATAAGTCCATTGTGTTGACATCTTGACTGCATACCCAAAAGGGAAGATTCCTTTTTGAAGACCCATTCTGATAAACTGTTCTGATACATTCATCAGTCTTGCTACCGTGGCAACTGATAACCTATTCTTCATGATTCGTCACCTCGCTTATATTCAGAAAATCCTTGATTCGCTGAATCTGCTTCTCATTACCTCTCTTGTTTTTAAGTAAATCAGAAACATAAGAAGTACTAATTCCAAGATTTGAAGCAAGATCAGACATAGTCATATTTTTGTCAATGAGGGCATGCTTGACCTCCTTTTCAAAATCTGACATTCATTTTCACCCCTTTCATTATTTTTTCGTCATGTGTGTAATAATTCAGCGTAAAATATTGACAATACGCTGAAGATGTTCTAACATATGAATAACCACAAACATACTTATAAACATTAGGCGAATTTATTTATATCAATCTGCTGAATTACTTCTGCACCTGACACTATATATGTTAGCAGTTCTTCAGCGATGTGTCAATAAAATTCGCTGAATTTATTCAGTATTACAAACAAAAAAAAAAAAAAAGGAGAATTGCTATGGAATTTATAGACAGAATCAATGAATTATGTAAGGAAAGAAAGATATCCAAAAGACAGTTAGAAAGGGAAGCAGGTCTTGGTGCAGGGTCTTCATCTAAATGGAAGACATTCACACCAAATAATGCAACCATGACTAAACTTGCAAATTATTTTGGTGTTTCAATCAGTTATTTGACAGGTGAATCAGATTACAGATCTGAACAAGAAGCAATGTGGGATGCACAGTATAATTCAGAAGCATTATCAGACGAATCAACAAGAATTGAAAAAGGATGCAGAATTCCTGTTATTGGTGAAGTAGTTGCAGGAATACCAATTGAAGCTATTGAAGAAATATTGGATTGGGAAGAAATACCATTCAGACTTGCACAGACAGGTGAATTCTTTGCTCTTCGTGTCAAAGGTGATTCCATGTCACCAAGAATAGAAGCAGGTGATGTTCTGATTGTCAAACAACAGTCTGATGCAGAATCAGGTGATATTGTAATTGCACAGGTGAATGGTGACAATGCCTGTGTAAAGAAGTTGTTGAAGCAGGATAATGGAATTGTCCTTCAATCGTTTAATCCTGCATATGCACCAATGTACTTTTCCAACAAGGACATCATTGAAAAGCCTGTTCAAATCATTGGAAAGGTAATTGAAAACAGACAAAAATTCTAAGAAGGAATGTGATAATATGCTGAATCTTTTTAAGAAAAAGAAGGAAGAAGTTTTATAATTCACTATATACAGTGATAATTGTTCGTGCTGTTCTAGGTGTTCTTTGTGTTCTTGGTGTTTCATCTATAATACTTTTAAGAAAATAAAAATGAAACACTAAAGGACTAAGAAAAAATATAAATATATATAGTAGTATACAACCAAGAACACCAAGAACAGAAGAACACAAAGAACAAAAAAACAAGACCCAACTATTGGAAGTAGTCAGGTCTTATCAAAGGATTGTGCTATACACACAAATTTAACCAAACCAAGTATAACACAACCCTTTGTTAAAGTCACCCAATTTTAAGAAAGGATGTGTTTATTTATGCGTTTGCCAAATGGTTTTGGAAGTGTTTATAAGTTATCAGGCAACAGAAGAAAACCTTGGGTTGCAAGGAAGACAACAGGATGGACTTTTGATGAAGAAAAACAGAAGTCTTATCCAATATATGCTTTTGTTGGATATTATGAAAATAGAAAGGAAGCATTGACCGCCCTTGCAGAATACAATAAAGACCCTTATGACCTGCATCACAACACAATCACCTTTGCTGAAGTGTTTGAAAAGTGGTCTGAAGTGCATTTTCCAAAGGTATCAGAATCAAATGTGAAAGGATATAAAGCATCATTCAGAACCTGTGAGAAACTACACAACATGAAGTTTGTGGAAATCAAACTTGACCACCTGCAACAAGCAGTTGATGAATCAGGAAAAAATACACCAACATTGAAGAAGATGAAAATCTTGTTTGGCTTGATGTATGATTATGCTGTAATGCATGAAATTGTAACTGCTGACAAAAGGGATATGGTCAGATATGTTGATATATCAAAAGCAGGAAATCCAAATGCATTCAATAGAAAACCATTCAGCAAGAAACAGATTAATATGGTTTGGAATGTAAAGGATTCTAATATTTATTATTCTGTCATACTGATCCTGATTTATACAGGTGTTAGAATTAGTGAATTACTTGACCTGAAGAAGGAAGATGTGCATCTTGATGAAAGATGGTTCTATGTAAGAGAATCAAAGACAGAATCAGGAATAAGAGAAGTTCCAATTGCTGAAAAGATTGTTCCATTCTTCCAATATTGGTTAGACAGGGATTGTGAATATCTGATTTGCACACCTGATGACAAGCATTTCTTGTATAGAAACTACTATGACAGCTATTGGACACCATTGATGGAAGAATTGAAACTTCAGCACCGCCCACATGATGCAAGACACACATGTGTATCACTGCTTACTGAAGCAGGTGTTGATGAAAGAATAATCAAGAAGATTGTTGGTCATAAGGGACAAGGTGTCACAGAAACAGTTTATACACATATTGAATTACCATTCAAACTTGAAGCAATAAACAAGATATAAAATAAAAGACCTGACACACACAGTCAGGTCTTATTCATGTTATGCAATATTATGAACCTTACATCTTTTCAGATTCTTCAACTTCAACGTTTTTATTTAAAGAAACTGCAAGGAAGATTCTTCCATCTTCTGTGATGATGAATTCATTTAATCCATGCTTGAAATCATCATTTCCATTAAGGTCATAAGTTTTACCTTTTACAAATTTCTTTTCGCCCTTTGGAACAAATGTTGTAACTTCATCTTCATCTTCTTCTACAACACCATTTTCCATAACAAATTTTTTGAATTCTTTTACAGTCATGCTTCTCATTGTATTTTCAAGTGCTAATCTCATATGAATCATTTCTGTGATATCTGTTAATCTTGCCATAATAACCATCCTTTCACCGCTGAATTACTTCAGTTCCTATACTTAGTATTATAGTAGTTTTTCAGCACTTGTAAACAATTTTCGCTGAATTTCTTCATTTTTCTTGTTTCTAGTGTGTTACTAGCATGTTACTATTAGATACAAATTCTTAGATTTTGACAAAAATAAAAGACCCAAGGAATGTTGAATTTCCTTGGGTCTTCTGTATTCTCTGATAGTCTTGAACTATCGTTTTGATAGTTCCAAGATAACTGTATTCATTATGTTATAAGGCTTTCTGATGTGTTTGTCACTCTTTTGTTTCTATCAGGTTACTA